ATGAACTACATAAAGGTAAGAGATTATGTGTTTGAACAAAATAGTGAAGTAACACTATCAGAGGAACTCGACCTCTTAAAAAAAGAAAAAAGTTTGTTAGATAACAGGCTAGAACAAGTAAAAACCGAATTAAATTTATTAGATAATGGAAATTAGTGGAAAACTAGAAGCTACATTTGAAACAAAAGAGTTCAAAAGTGGATTTAAAAAAAGAGAATTTGTAATTAATACAGGTGGAGATTATCCACAGTCGATTAAGCTAGAGGTAGTTAAGGACAATATTGATAAGTTAGATACTATCAAGATAGGAACTGAAATTACCTGCAAGATTGACATTAGAGGCCGCTTGTATGAAGGAAATTACTACAATAACATATTGGCTTGGGCAGTAAATGTCGGAGGTGCTAAGACAGAAAAAGCCGATAGTCCTAAAGCGGAATCAGACTTACCCTTTTAAGGTTAGGGAACTGATAAGAATATTTGATTGTGAAATTGAATAAGAGGAAGAATGTAAAGAGGGTAGATATGCTTTTAAGAGCCAATGCTACCCTCAACGCATCTCTCGGTATAGATAGCACTAAAACCGAGATTGATGGCGTTAGAAAGCAAATAAGAAGCAATATAAGAATGATTAAGGACTTATGTCCTCACACACATTCTATTATTGATATAGATGATAACCATAAAACAGTTAATCAATGAATTGGAATAGTAAAACTAGACAGTATAGTAAGCTAGTCAAGATAGAAACTATTGCAACTGCCGAACATTGTAAGCACCTCAGAAATGAGGGTTACTCTGTTGGCGAGATAGCAAATAGAATGAATCTTACTAAGGCTAGGATATATGAATACTTAAAATATAAAGAAAATGATAATGATTAATGGATTATATGTTATAGGTGTAATGATAGCATTTATTATTGCCTTAACGATAAAATGGGAATGGGATAATAGGTACGGAAAAAATTAGTATGAGGTATGAAACTGCTAAAGATATAGAGAGGCAGCAAAAGGCTTGTGCATTGTTTTGCCACGCTTTTGACCTTGTGTCTGTTGACAGGGGAGATTTTGCTCCTGTTGATTATGACCTTAGAAATAAGCAAGGAAACATTGTAGGTGCATTAGAGGTAAAGGGTTGTCCAAATAAAAAGATTGATGACATTTTAACTGTTCAGGTAGCTATACGCAAACTTGTTGACCTACAAAAACATCAGAAGAAAATAAACAAACCTGTGGCAATCTGTTGGGCATTTGAAGATGGTATTGTATATGAACGAATAGAGAACCTTGATGGCTTTTTTAGGCTTGGTGGTCGTAAGCCAAGAGCAGGAAGTTACAATGATATTGAGATAATGGCTAGAGTAGAAGTAAAAAAACTCAAAAAAGTTTGTTATTAATCAAAAAAGTTTATTTATCTTTGCTGTGTTAAACAATTAAACTAAAACATTATGGTTATTATAAACAAGATTACAGGTAGAGATGTATCAAAAGAATATCTCGGATTAATGAAAGGCTTAATAACTCGAGATGAGTTTGAGTTAATAACTATGACCTTAAAATAAAACTAAACATTATGGCAAAGAGAATGACAGACACAGACAAGTGGAAGAAACGCTTTCTAAGAGAGTTAAAGCCACAACACAAGCTACTATGGTTCTACATATTAGATGACTGCAATCACGCAGGGATATGGGAAGTAGATATAGAAGTAGCTTCCATTAGAGTAGGCGAAGAATTAATCTACGATATGCTACCACAGGCATTCCTTGACAAGATAGTTATCTTTGACAATGGCGATAAATGGTTTATTCCTGAATTTATTGAGTTTCAATATGGCGAACTAAATCCAACATCTAATGTGCATAAGTCAGTAATTGCACTACTTGATAAATATAATCTTGAAGGGTATATGAAGGGTTCACAAGGGGTACAAAGTACCCTTAAAGATAAAGATAAGGATAAAGATATAGTTAAAGCTAAAGTTAAGGTTAAGAGGTTTACAAAGCCAACAATCGAAGAAGTAGCTGACTATTGCAATGAAAGGAATAATGATGTAGATGCTGAGAAGTTTTATGACTATTACTCATCTAATGGATGGAAAGTAGGTAAGAATGGAATGAAGGATTGGAAAGCATCTGTAAGAACTTGGGAGAAGAATACTACCCAAACACAAAAAGTATCACAACCTAAACAAGTATTAACCGCTTGGGAACAAGCAAGAACACAAATAAACAATGGCTAATTACACTAAAGAATTTTGGAACGAGTATAACAAGAATAGAAGTAGAGCAAGTCAATACACTAAAGACTTCATAAAGGAAATGAAAACAAATCCTACACTAAAGCACAGGAAAAACATTGAGTTTGACTTATAATATATGGTTACAGGGTATGTATGCTACGATAAAGCTGATATGAGAAGAATGGCATCACGAGATAATATCATAGGATAATGGATAAGACTAGACAAATATGGTATAGGTTTGCCAACGACAGAGAGCAGCTTAATATTGATTGCGTAGATGTACTAAGCAAGTGCTATCTGATGCTAGGACAGAAGCCTGATACAGAGCAAATAGTAATGATGTCGAAACTGCTAGTGGATGACCTGTCGAGATTCTACCCATCAATGGAGATGGCTGAGGTAATGTTTGCTTTCGAGCAAGGGATAAGACATTCAGATAGTGGTGGATTTGTCAATGTGCGTAATTGGAATATATGGCTAAAGGAGTACAAGACCAAAGCAAATCTCAAAAGACAACAACGCCAACTTACTGACTATCAGAAAGATAGAGATAGTCAGAAGATGATTGGAGATACTATTAACCAAGCAAAGCGACTCAAATGATAACGATTATTATAACACTTTTGCTTATTTCTATTTTATATCTTATATTCGCAGTTAACGATTTGAAATCTGATGTAGCAGACATCGAGTTTAGAATGGATATTCTGAAGGACATCTGTGCAGATTACGAGAAAAGATTAAAGGAAATAGAGAATGGCAGAGCAACCGAAGTTAACAGAAGAACGAGTGCAGATAGCTATCGTAGAGTATGTAAAGATGCAATATCCAAATGCGTTACTTACTGCGACAATGGGTGGTCAGTATCAAAGGCACTACTCACAAAGGCTCAAAGCAAGGCGCACAGGGTATTTGAGGGGAGTATCAGACCTTCTTATATTCGAGCCAAACGAGAAGTACAACGGCTTGTTTATAGAGTTAAAAAAAGACAAGAAGTGTTACCCCTCAAAGGAGCAAAAGTTATTCATTCAGAACGCTTTAGATAGGGGATATTACGCTATCTGTTGTAAAGGCTTTGACCATACTAAGGATATAATAGATAAATACTTTAACAATGAAATCTAAATACTACTACGAATATATGAGAAATAAAGATTGGAAAGATGAGATAGTCAATAACGATAAGATTGTAGGAGGCTCTCTAAAGCACTTAAATGAAACTGCTAAGGAAAGAAACATACCAAGCTATTATATTGGCTCTGTGTACGGCTATGAGGCACGTAAGGTGGTCGAGGATTGGAACTTATCCTACAACATAGGTACTGCTGTTACATATTTGCTTCGTGCAGGTAAAAAGGTAGAGCAGGGAATGGATGACAAGGCTAAGCACATCGAGGATATTAAAAAGACTATTAACCATCTCAAATTTGAGATAGAAAGATTGGAGAATGAGCATTAATATATACGATAGAAAAGATATGCGTGGTGGTGGATATGCCAAACGTAAGTTTACCCTAGAGGAAGCTGAAGCAATACGCAAGGAATACAATGCAGGTGGCATAAGTCAAACCAAGTTAGCAGAGAAGCACAATGTATCTCAGCCAATAATTAATATGATTCTACGAGGAAAAACCTATACAAAGTAAAATAAATTAAATCTTTTCTTTGTTATTTAAAAAAAACCTTTATATTTGCAATGTATTACGATACGCCACTAATAAATAAACTAAACGATAACGAATTTAATTACATTAAGATGATAAGTAAAAAAGAAGCAAAGCACCTACTGACTAAAATGCAAAAGGATAACAGAATGTTCTCTCTTGAATTTATAAAAAAAGACGGCACTAAGCGTGTTATGTTGGCTAGATTCAATGTAACAAAAGGTCTTACAGGCAAAGGTGCTAAGTATAACGCTGAAGATTACAATCTGATGACTGTTTACGATATGAATAAGAGTGCGTACAGAAGTGTGCCACTAGATAGATTACTTTGGCTAAGAACTAAAGGTAAAAGGTATTATGTGGGGGCATAATTACTAATTTTGTTTTTGTTGATGGGAGGTGGTTGAAACTGCTTCCCATTTTTTTTTACCTGTTGAAACTGCCATTTACCGAGATAATTTTTTATACTGAAACTGCCCTGAAACTGCCATTGACCTGCCTAATTTTTTATACTGACTACCCCCTCCCCTACCCCCCTTAGTGTGCAATATACACTAACTTATTGTAATTTATACACTAACCTATCAAATTAATATTTTTGTTATTTTTATTTGTTTATTAATTATTTTTGTTGTATGGGTTGAAATTTGTATAAAAAAAATATATATATTTGTACCATATTAATTTAAACTAAAACAGATGAAACATTTTAACCTTGACAATTTAGTATTTCACCTTTGGAAAGTATTAATAGTTATTTCAATAATAGTATATTTATTTTAAACCCCTAAAACAAAAACAAAATGAAACAAAGAACAAAAACAGAATTAAGAAAGATAAGCAAAAATCTAGATTATTTCTTTAATCTTGCAACAGATGAAGAGATAACAGAAGGCAAAAATTGGTATAAATTAGCAAATCAATTTTGTAATAATGTAGCACACCAATACAATACAACACCTTTAATTGTCGCAAGTGTAGTTTCTGCATTAAGTCCACGCAATAGATGGACGCAAAACCTAATAGATGCTAAAAAAGTTTTTAAGGCGATAGAAGACGGCAAACAACCCGAACAAATAAAAGTTTGCACATTCAACCGAAACAAATACAAAGCTTTTGAATTAGCAAAAGGTAATATTTTTATAACTGAGGACAGCCCAAAAACATATAACTTTGTACGTAACATAGCACACCTTGACCCATCTGCATTAACTATCGATATATGGCATATTAGAGCAAGTTTAAAGCAATTTAAAGCAATAGACAGCGCACAGATAGGTAAGATAGCATATAGTCAGATTAAAGCCCTCACAATAAAGAAAGCGAATAAATTAGGGTTGACGGGCTACGAATACCAAGCCATTATATGGATAGCAGCACAAAATAATATTAATAATTTTAAAAAGTAGAACGATGAACAAAGAAAAACTAGAACAAGAAACAACAAACGTATTTTGTAATTTGCCGAATGAGGTTCAACGATACATTGACTTATTAGAGCAAGAAAGCCTAATAAATAATAACTTTATCTTTCAACTATGGAATCTATTAGTTAATGAAGCGGAAACAATTAAAACAAGCGATGTAAGAGAGTTATTAAGAGCAAAGGTAGTACACGACAGAAACAATATTAAAACGTTTAAAAATAAAATTAAGTAATTATGATATATTATAAATTCACACTAAATTATAGCGATGGCAAAACTGAAATACGTTCTAAGATGTGCAAGAGATACAAAAGTACTAAACTATATAAGCAATGTATAGAGATGCTTGAAAGTGATATTTTAACCTCATTTGCTGTAAACAATGGGTAATAATAAACGACTAGAGGACACAAGTTTAAGTACCTTTTGGTTAATTATTGTATCAATTTGCGCCTTATTTGGTGGATGCTGATACCTAATTAATCCAATTTGTAACACTTTTTTAATGGTGCAGAAGTCAAATCTTGCACCTTTTTTTTATGTTTAAATACTAGCAAATCGCCTATTTTGACGACTTATTTTATATTTTTACCTCGAAATTGTTTAAAAAACTGTTGTAAATGTGTTAAAAAAGTGGTAAAATTGATGAAATGTATTTTAAAAGTCCGTCAAATATCTAATACCTATTACTTCTGCCCATCTACACCACCATAAAGAAACTAAATCCAATTTTATAAACAGTATTATTAGTGGTAGGTAATTAGTTGTTTACAACAGTAATTATCTAATCAATATGTTATTTAGGGAGTACGTTTAATCAACGTTGATAGAAACCTTCGCAAGTTAGTTAAATAAAAAGACAATCTTTCGCAAAAGTAAGGGGAAAAGGTAAAAAGTTTTCTTAAATGCAAAAATGGGGGTACAAAAAAATTTCAAAAAATTTTAAAAGGGTATTTTATAATGAAGGGTTAGTCAAGGGTTGCTGAAGGGTACGTGAAGGGTATAAAGTACCCTACATAATAAAGCTAAAGATAAAGCTAAGGTTATAGCTAAGGATAAGGCTATTTGTATATTACTATTTTTTTTAATATGTTTGCAGTATGAGTGAAGAAGATAAGTTACCAAATACAGAGAACTACACGCCAAAGAGAACCTTTGGTCATCACAATGGTACGGGTAGGAAGAAGGGTAGCATCACCAAGACAACAAAGATAACTAGGGAGATTTTAGCTAATGCACTAAGCGGACAAGAAGTAAACATAATGGATGCGCTAGAGAAGCTGTCGGCTAAAAATCCCGAAGCATACATCAATGCTATTGCCAAGTTACTTAACTATGCAATGCCGAAGCTGCAATCAACGGAGATAAAATCTGAGAACAGCAGGAAGATTGAGATTAAGCTAGATGACAATGTTAGCTTAGATGAACTAAAAGCCAAGATGGAGAATCTCGAAAAGGAAAGTGATGACGATGATGACTTGGCTGATTATGTAGAGATAGATGGATAAGGCACAGAAAAAACAGTTACTTCAAGCAATGGAGAAAGCTATATGCGAGAAATCGTTTTATGAGTTCTTCATCAGAGCCTTTGAAATTGCTGAACCTTCTATTCCCATCTCAGTAAACTTTCATCATAAATACCTTTGCGATATACTACAAGCCGAAGCCGAAAGGATTAGGGATAACAAGCCAAAGGATAAAGATATAATTATTAATATTCCTTTCCGTAGCAGTAAGTCATTACTCGTTACAGTATTGTTTCCTGCTTGGTGTTGGGCAGTACATCCCAAGATGAGGTTTATTACAGCATCATACTCAGCAGAGATTAGTATAGAACACGCTACTAAGTCAAGGGATATTATTAGTAGCGAATGGTATCAGAAACATTGGGGCAGTAGCTTTCAGATTAAGAAAGACCAAAACCTTAAAGCACGATACGAGAATAATTATCTAGGAGTAAGGAGAGCAACATCTGTTGGTGGTTCGGTTACAGGACAAGGGGGAGATATAATTCTTGTCGATGACCCCACATCTCCAAAAAATGCTGCATCACAGATAGAAAGAGAGAATGCTAACGAATGGTATAAG